GTGTTCCACGTGATGCTGGTCGAACTGGCGAGCGTGAGATCTTCAGGGTCGCCCGTCGCGGCGGTGGTGCGCCCCTTGAGCCGCGGGGTCGCCATGTTGGCGAGCTTCGTGTTGTCGATGGCGTCGTTTGCAACCTGCGCCGTCGCAACCTGCGCCGCGACGATGTCGCCCGCGACGCGCCCGAGCACACTGTTCGTGCCCACGGGAAAGGCTGTCGGCGCGGCTGACCCGGACGTCGCGTTGGCGAGCACGGTGTTGGCGGCGATCGCGGTGATGGATCCCGGGCCCACCGTCGTCCACGTGGCGTCAGCCCTCAGGAAGTTCGTTGTGCCACCTCCCGACAGCGGCGCCATCCCGTCCGCCACCGAGCTGACGATGCTGGAGCAGAGCGCCTCGAGGAGCCAACGCGCCGACGCCGTGCTGTAGACGAACGTCGCCGTCGATAGCGCGAAGCCGAGAATGATCTGCCGTGTACCCTGTAGGGCGAACCGGTTGGCGGCTGTACTGAGCGCGTCATCATTGGTGATGATGACCTGGTCGCTGTTGCCGAGTTTTCTAATGCGGATGCGCTTACCATCGGGGTTGACCGTGGGGGCGAGCAGCCCCGTGATGGTGGTGTTTCCGCCACCAGGATCCAAGTCGACGGTGTAGAGCGTGTCGGTGGTGCCCGTGGGCGGCACGTAGTCGTTCAGCGTCGTGGCGACAGCGAAGGCCTGCGATGAGGCCGGCGCAAAGCGGATGTTCTGGCCCTGCTCGTCGCCGGTCAGATCGACGGGCGCCCCCGCCCCAGCAGCCGTCACCTGGAGCCCCTTGACGCGACCCGGTGACATGTTGGCGAGCTTGGCGTTCGTGACAGATCCGTCAGCAATGCCCGCCGTGGCAATGGTGCCGAAGCCGAGCACGCTGCCGCTCTCGCGCAGCACGGCGCCCGAGGCCGCCGTAGCGCTGATGTCTGCCGGATCGCCGCTACTGTTCACCGAACGCCCGATGACGCTGAGCGCGCCGCTGTCACGGAGCTTGGCGTTCGTGACAGCGTCGTTGGCGATCGTCGTGGCGTTCGAATTTAGCGTCGCCGTTACGTCGCCCGTCAGCGCCGCGCGCTGCACCTCGTCGGCAGTTGCATCGACGATGATGCTGGTCGAGCCGTTGACGCGCCAGGAGTAGACGGGGTTACCGTCGAACTTGAGCCCCGCCCCCGCCAGGTTCGTCGCGGTCCGGATGCCGGGAGGCCCGAGCGCTCCGGTGTTGTTAATGAACATCACCTCGTCCGCCACGAGCGGCATATCCGAAGCCGTCATGCGGCTAAAGCTGATGGCTGAGCCGATACCGTTCGATCGCAGGATGTGGTTGTTGGCAGTCGCGGTGATATCGGCGACGTCACCCGTGCTGTTCGTCGAACGGCCGATGACGGACAGGCCGGCGCTCTGTCGGAGCTTTGGATCCGTGACCGCGTTTGGAGCTATGGTGGTCGCGTTCGAGTTTTGCGTCGCCGTCACATCCCCGGTCAGCGCCGCGCGCTGAAAGGTGTGGGTCGCGGCGTCGAAGATGATGCTCGCTGAGTCCACATTCGCGAGCGGCACCGCGACGGGCGCGGTCGTCGCACCGCTGATGTTGCCCAGGAACGTGTCGGTCGCGACGGGGGTAATGGCCGACGGCGGCACCGTGGTGACGCCGCTCGATACACCGCCGATGAATGAGACGACAATGCCCTCATCGTCCACAAAAGGATCGGCGTGGCTCGACTCGATGACCGAGACCGCGAGATCCCAGTACGCCCCTTGATCGACCATGGCGGTCAGGTCGAAGCGCAGAAAGCGTGATGGATCGTTGATGTCGTTGAGGGTGATGACCCCGAGCGGAGTGGTAGCGCTGCCCGCCATGACGTCGAGCCAGGCGGCGGTGTCCTTCAGACGCGCGTTCGTCTGCGAGATCCGAACCGTGGTCGCCGTGTTCTGCGCGGCGTTATCGAGGCGCAGCCGGCCCACTGTTGGATCGGCGTTCGTGGTGTTCGTCGAAAAATAATAAGTTAGAGGGTTGGCGCTCGGGGCGTTATCGGTGACCTGACGATAGATGTCGTTCGTCTTCTGCCGGTTTGCACGGAGCGCCGGGAATACCTCCCGGTTCAGATAATCGCAAATGTTCTGCGGCGTCTGTTTGCCACTGAAGGGGCGCACCGCCTGCTGCACCCCCGTGCGCAGGTTGTCGTAGCCCGCCTGCCGCTGAGCTTCGGTGAGCTGCCGATCGTCGCACGCCGCCATGGCTCGTTACGCGAGAGCTCCGAGGTTGCCGCCGATGATCTCGACCGCTGCCGCCTTGCTGATTGGCTTGCAAGGGTTGAGCGCGAGGTTCACGCTGAACAGGTTCGCGTCCTCGGTTGCGTTTGTCACCGTGAAACGAAACCGCACGTCTTTGAGCATGCCGACATACACCTCGTCTTCGTTCACGACGTCATCGTTGAGCGTCGCGCTCGTGTAGAACGTCGTCCAGGTCACTCCCTTGTCGTCGGAGAACTGCCCGGTGACGGTGCCCGTGATGCTGCCTGTTGCACCGTCGAACAGGATCGTCCACTGAAACCACTGTTGCTTCAGGTGGTGAAAGCTACCGCCGGGCGGAAACGCGGTCACGCTGCTAAACAGATCGACCGGGGTGTTCTGCAGGGGCAGGGCCGTGCCCTGGTATTTGATGATGGTCTGGTCGCTCATGGGGGTTTCCTTTTACCGGTGCCTCTCCGTCCTATGGCGCTGCCGCTCTTTGCGCGCCTTTTCTTTGTCTTCCTCGAGCTCCTTCAGCCGCCGCTCGCGGTCTGCCTGGTAGCGCCCCCGCGAGGTCGACTCGTCGCGCGCTGCGGCGGCCTCGTCCTCTTCGTTGCCGAGCAGCGCGCCGCGCCCAGGGTTGCCGCCGCGCAGCGGGCCGAGCGGACCCTCGAGCGCCTTGAGGGCGGGGAACGCGCGTAGCTGCCCCGCGTCGTACCAGTTGGTGGGGCTCAGCAGGTTGCGCGATTGCCCGTCTGGACCGAGGAAACGCGCGCGGTTATGGAGGGCGAGTGTGCTCTGTAGACCACGCAGGCGGTCGAGCTTGTTCCGCACCCCGGACTGGTCGGCGAGGCCCTTGACCCTGTCGACGAGCTGCTTCTCGCCGGGCGAGGATTGGTAGAGCCCCGCGATGGGCTTGAAGGCATCGCCGCCGGGGGCCACGTCCTTTTCGACCGCCTCGGCCTTCGAGATGTCGTCGGCGTGCCGCTGGCGACGCTCAGCCCAGCCGCCTTTTTTGCCGTCGAGCGGGCGCCGCTGGCGGTCGAACTTGGCGGCCTCGACCAGATCAGGATCAGCGAGCCCATCGAGTAACGTCTCGGTGCGCCGGGCGTCGTAATTCTGGGGCTTTACGTAGACGGCGTCGACACCGCGCTTCCGCAGGTAGTCGCCGAGGGAGCCGCCAAACGGTTCGAGCACCACCTCCGCATCGACAAACTCGCGGAGGGCCTGCTGCTCGGCGGCCTTGTACTCGGCGCTGCGGGCGTCGATGGGCTTGTCCGTCGCGTTGCCGGTGATTCTGTCTTTGAAAGCATCGTCGATGCTGGCCTCGATCTCTTCGTTCACGAGCGCTCGCTTCTTCGGGTCGAGCGTCTGGAGGTATGCCCTCCGATCGATCGGCGTGGCATTCCTCTTTGCCGCCGCCGCGTCGAGGTCGGCCTTCAATAGCTTGTGACGCCAGCGGCCTGAGAGAAACGAGCCCGCCTCGTCCGGGTCGAGCTTCGTCGCTCCCTTGACCGGCTCCAGCGAGACGTCCTCGACCAGGCTGTTGAAGACTTTCTGCGCCGGGCGGTATTTGTCGTCGACCGCGTGCAGGCCGCCGCCCGCCTTGGGCTGGTGGTGGTCGCGAAGTTTCTCCAGGCTCATGCTCTGCAAGTGAGTCATGGGCAGCTCGGCGCCGCCCTCGGGCGTGCGCGAGTAGTTGGCCGTTTCGCTGCGCGAACGGTTCTTCGCCGCTGCGGTGTTCTGCGCCGCCGCCTTCCGTACTGGCTCCGCCATCTCCTCGGCGAGGATGTCGCCCGGCTGGTAGCCGCCGAGCTTCGCCTCTTTGCGCAGCGCCTTCGTTTCGGGGTTCAGACCTGGGCCCGTGACGATGCTGCGCGCGCGCCAGTCCATGTTGGGCTCGGTCCGCCGCACGTTGCCGCCGTAACGGTCCGAGTCCCGGATGACCTCGGCGCCCGCGTGCGCGAGCCGCCCGAGGGCGCTGCCCCCGCCGCCGAGGTATGCGCCCGTTTCCCCGACGTCCCGCACGCGTTCTCCCGCCTCGGCCATGTCGGGGGCCTGCCCGCGAGCCGCCGCGTCTACCCCCTCCTGCGCGGCCTGCGTCCCGGCGGACGCTGCCCCGCCGATGGCCGCGTCGCCCGCGATGCCGGCGGCGCCCTTCACCCAGGATGGCGCCAGGTTCGCCGCAGCGGCACCGAGGCGCGTCTTTGCGGCGGCCCGCACCGCCAGCCCCCCTCCCTCCTGAAGGCCCTGCCAGAGCAGGTTAGAGGGGGCCCAGGACGACAGCATGCCGAGCGCCTGCCCGGCGCCATAGGCCATCGAGTGGTCGGCGGCTTTCCAGGCGTTCGTGTCCGCCGTGCGCTGGGGCGCGGTTTCGTTGATGCCCATGCGCGGCACGCGCGGATCGGTGTCCTCCGGGGAGAGCGCCTCCTGGGCGGCTCGACCCGCTCCGAACGTCGCCGTGTCGTCCACCCCGAGCACGAATGCGTCAGTCGCGTCCATGGCCTCGGGCAGCGCCGCGCCGAGCTTCAGCTTCAGGGTGTCGACGACGCCCCGCTTGTCGTCCTGGAGCCAGGGCAGCTCCGAGTAGCGCAGGATCTTGCGCCCACTCTTGGCGGCGGCCTCGGCGCTCTGCCGGTACATGTAATTGGCCGCGTCCTGGTAGAGAGGCGAGCCAGAAGTGAGTCCGGTGATCTCGTCCATCTCCGGCGGAGCGTCGGGGCGCAGCGCCCGGACGAGCGCGGGGTTTTCGAGCAGCTGCTTGCGCACGACCGCGAGCGGCGGCTCGTAGACGATGACCGCGTCCTTCTGCCCGGCTTGCCAGTCCCGCGCCGCCGCCTCGTCGCCCTCGGGGTGCGTCGTCGCCGGCTGGAGCGCGAGCACCTGGGGCACGAGTGAGAAGCGCGGATCGAGCTGCCCGGCGATGCGTTCGGCTTCTGCTTCTGCCGCAGCCTGCCCGCCCGTGCCCTCCTGCCCGATGATGCCCTTGAGGCCGAGCTCTCCCGGCACCGCGGGCGCCGCGTCTGCCTTCACGCCGCCCGCCTTCGCCCAGCCCTCGAGGCCCTGATCCTTGAAGGCGGTCACCTGCTCGAGCGCCTGCGTGCGGAACGAGTCGCCGATCTTCGCCTTCGGATCCTTCAGGAGCCGATCGAGCTCTGCCGCTTCTTCTGCCGTCAGCGCCATGTCAACCTCCTCGGGCTTTCAATAGGAGCTCCTGCACGCGCTTCTCCTCGGGGGTGGTCGGCTCGGGCAGCTTTGCTGGCTCGGCTGCCTTGGCGCCGGCCGTCTTCGGCTCGGCTTTGCCCTTGTCGCCGTCGAGCCCGTAGAACGACAGGATGCTGCCGACCGTGATGTCGCTACCGTCCTTCGGCACCCAACCCGGGTTCTGCGCGCGCACCTGGTCGCCGCGCTTGCTGCCCTTCTTATACTGGGCGACGACCGTGTCGTCGCTCTTGCCCATGTAGCCCGGGGCCGCGAACGCGAGCGCGTAGTCGCGCGGCGGCGCGTCGCCCTTGAGCCCCGTGTTCTTCAGGTACTTGATGCCGTACGGCACCTGCTCGGCGGGGCTCATCTCGAGCAGATCCTCGGATGAGGTGCCGACCTCCTGCGCCCGATCGCCCATCAGTTGGAACACGCCCGCGGCGCCCGCAACGCTCTTGGCGTCCGCCTTGCCGCCGCTCTCGTGGCGGATGACGGCGCGGATCTTGTTCGCGTCAAGCCCCGCCCCCTTCGCCTGCTCGTCGAGCGCCGCGTCGAAGTCGGTGCTGCCGCCCGCTCCGCCGCCCTTGGCGTCGCCCGAGGGCCCCTCGTCTTTGTGCGTGTCGAGCCACTCGTTGTAGAGGTACCCCGGCACCGCGCGCTTGGCGCGGCCCTCGTAGCCCTGTCGCTCGTGATCGTTGTAGTCGCCGAGGTTCCGGGTGCTCTCGAGGTAGCCAAAAATCTTCTGCTTCTGGCTCTCGCCGACCCGCTTCATGAACGACAGGATCGCCGCGCGCTGCTCGGGCTGAAAGCCGCCCTTCACCTTGGTGCCGATGTAGTCGAGCACCTGGGTGATCGTGCTCGCCTTGTCCATACCGAAGGCCATCGCGAGATCCTTGTCGCTCGGGATGCCCTTCACGTCCTGGATCGAGAGCAGCGCGCCCGCGACCATCGTGTCGTTCTCGGGGCTGTCGTCGGTGAGCAGGTCTTCGATCTCGTCGATGGTGCGGAGCGCCTTCACCCCGCCCGGGATGTCGTCGCGCTGCGCGAGCTCGTCGGCGCCGCGCCGCCCGTCCTGGCGCATCTGCGCCTTGTCCTTCTCGGTCAGGTCGTCGCGCGTCTCGCGGAACCGCTCCGCCTGGGCGGCGGCCGAAATCTGCGTGTTGCGCTGCGTGGTCGGCCCGCCCATCGCCTTGTCGAAAGCGTCGAGCTGCTTGCCGCCGGGGAGCCCGGAGAAGCTCAGCCCCGCCGCGACGCTGCGCGCGCTGTCCTGGGTGATCTTGTCGGGGTAGGCCTCGGCGAGCCCGGCCATCAACGGACCCAGACGCTGCTCTGTCGCGGCCTGCGTCGCGCCGAGATCGATGACGTTCTTTGGTACGCCGCCCGTGTAGTCGGTCTCGTCCGGGCCGCGCAGCGGCTTGCCCGTGTCGTTCCCTATCGCGGCCATGACCCGGTCGCCGACGGACTGTCCCGTGACGGGGTCGACCTCGTCGGACGACTGGATGCCCGCCGGGGCGTCGAGCCCGCCGGTCTCGCCGTCGATGCCGAGCACGCTCAGGCGATTGAGCGACTGGAGCGCGCTCTCGTTCGGGCCGCGGGGGGAGGCCTGCAGCTCTTGCTTCGCCTGAGCTCCCGCCGCCTCCTGGGCGTCCATGTCGACGCGGTAGCGGGGCAGCCCCTCGCCTTCGCCCTCGAGGTTCACGCCCATGCCGAGCGCGCTCATCATGGGCACCATGGCGCGAGCGCCCTCGATGTTGCCCTCGCCGTTCAGCTTGGTGAACTCGGTGTAGGCCGCGAGCTTGTCCTTCTGGAGCTGGGCCGCCATCGTGGCGTCGGCCTTCGCCTTCTGCCGCTCGTTCGCCATCCGGGCCCGGGCCATCTCGCCCTGCTCGGCGAGCAGGCTCAGGCGGTTGCGCTCCGCCTGCTGGCGCTTCTCGTTCTCGAACTGCTCGCGCATGAGCTGGAGCCGCTTGCGCTCCATGCTCGAGTCGTGCCCGGCCCCGCCGCTCAGCCCCGACATCGGGCTGAGCTTTAGAAGCATGTCGCTAAGTTCGAGTGCCATGGGTTCAGCTCAGATCGTCGTTCAGTTCGTGGGCGTCGTCGAACATCTGCCGGGCGAAGCTCAGGATGGCGGCCTGCTGCTGCTGGTCGTAGCTGCCCGCCTGGAGCAGGGGCGCGATCTCCGCCTTGTAGTAGTCCTCGAAGGCATCGGCGTCGTACTTGGCGGCGGACGCGCTCGCGTTGCCGAGCACGTTCTGGATCTGCTCGTTGTTTTTGAACGTCGCATTGATCTGCGATTGCACCCGAGACTGCCGCTGGTTCTCGGCGCCTTGCGAGGCGTTGTTAAACTCGGTGAGCCGGTTCAGATCGTTCTGGCTCATGTTCTGGGCGATGTTGGCGCCCTGCTGGTTGCGGTCGAGCCCGATGCGGGCGCCGCTCTCGGCGGCGCGCACGCCGGAGTCGTAGTCCTGGCGGTTGTTGTCGTCGACCGTGTCGGCGATGTTCGCGCCCGTCTGCAGCCGGTCGATGGCGGTGCGGTCGGCGTTGTTCTGCGCGGTCGTGGTCGCCGTGTAGCGATTCGTCTCTGCGCTGTCGGCGTTCTGGGAAATGTTCGCAAAAGCGTTGAGGCCCGAGATGTTCGCGTTCTGCGCGCCGAGCGCCTGGCTGTCGGCGTTGTTGGCGAGGTTGCCGAGCAGCTGGTTCCGGTCGATCTCGCGGGAGGCGAGCTGGTTATTGATGTTGCCGAACGTCTCGGCGCCCGACAGGTTCGCGCCGAAGGCGGCGAGGCTCGACAAGTCGCCCATGCGGGCCTGCTCGCCGAGCAATTGCTGGCGCGCGCGCTGCTCTTGCGTGCGCTGCATCTCGGCATCAAACGAACGGTTCGCGCGCTGGGCCTCGATGTCGGTGATCACATTGCCGACGCCCGAGAGCGCCTCGCTCGATCCGTACACGCCGCGCCCGGCGCTCTGCCGGTTGTAGTCCTGGGTCGCGAGCTGGCGCGCCCGGTCGTAGAACGGATCGAAGTTCGCGATGGGCATCGCCCCGAAGGCGCCTTGCGTCTGGGCGTACTGCCCGGCGGCGAGGTTCGGATCGCCGTACTTGCCCATCGAGTCGTAGCCGCCAGCGATCTGGCTCAGCCCGTTCTCGCCCTGGGTGCCGCCCGACAGCGACGCCGCGCTCGCGCCGTACTGGCCCTGACTGTTCTGGGGCCCGGAGAAGCCGGTGAAGTCGCCGTACTGCCCCATCGACTGGTTATAGAAGGCGCTCGCCGGGCCACTCGCCCCGAAGTTCTGCGTCGCCTGGCGCGTGAACTGCTCGCCCGCGAAGGGGTCATTGAACTGCCCCGAGACCTGGCTCCAATACTGATCGCCCTGCCCGGGACCCTGGAGCGTGCCGAGGTTCTGGTTGATGTTCTGCTCGCCCGCGCTCTGCGTCTGGGTGTTCTTCTGCGCCTGGCTGAGCAGGCCCTGGGAAGGGTCTTCGAGCAGCCGGTTCTGGGTGACGTTGATGGCCTGCTCGCCGAGGCCCGGGTTCTTCATGTTCTGCCCGGGCGCCTGGAGCGGCGACGGCGCGGGCTTCGGCGCGAACGGGCTCGTGGTGGGCTGCTTGATGGTGGCGAGGAAGGAGCTTCCCGCCACCTTGGGCTTGGTGGCGAATGGGTCGATGTAGCTAGCGGCCATGACTCAGAACCTCCTCGCCGCCTGCGGGGCGACCTGTTGAAGCGGAGCGGGGCCGGGCCCGAGCGGGGCTGCCCCCGCCGTCACCTGCTGTTGGCGGCGCTTATTGGCCTCCATGCGACGCTCTTCGGCGGGGCTGACCTGGATGGGCTGCCCCGTGCGCAGGCTCTCCTGGTACTTCCGATCGTACTCCTCTTGGCTCATCGCCCCCGGATCGGCCGCCATCGCGCCCATCTGCTGGGGGTTGAACGCCGCGTCGGGACCGAACATCTGCGCCATCATCTGGTTCTGCGGGTTGAAGGCGAGTAGCTGCGTGCCCAGGCGGTTCATGCCCTCCTGTTGCACCTGCTCGCGCCGCGCCGCCGTCTCTTTGGCGAGCTGCTCCTGCTTGGCGAGGAGCGCCTTCTCGGCTTTGCTGTCCGTCTGGCTTTTGATGAGCCCGTAGGCGTCGAGCCCGAGGGAGGCGCCGCTGATGCCGGCGCCGATCATCTGCCCCGTGGTCATGCCAGCGGCGGCAGGGGTAGCGGCTGCTGCCATGGCGGGCGTAGCGGCGAAGGGGCTCGCCACCGTGCCGACAGCGCCGATGGTGGGGGCAGCCGCGGCTGCCGCGGGAGCCGCGAGAGTGGGGGCCGTGACCGCTCCGCCTGTCGTGATGGCAGGGGCCGCGGCTGCGCCGCCACCTCCGACGGCAGCTCCCGTGCCGAGCGCGCCCGCCGCGGCTGCTCCGCCCGTGATGATCCAGGGCGCCGCCACGATGCCGAGCGAAAGCGGATCGCGGATGAGGTTGCCCATCAGGCCGTGGTTGTTGGCGACCTGGCGGCGGTGCTGGTCGAGCGTCTCGTATTTCCCGCCCTGGTCGGGGTGGTCACGCTTCCATTGCTCGCTCCTGCCGGCGCGCTGCACGGAGGGCGCGTTCCTGACGGCGAGCTCTTCGGCGGCCCGGTTCACCTGCGCCGCACGCGCCTCGCGCTCGAGCTTCTCGCGTGCGGCGCGCTGCTCGGGCGTTTCACGGGGCGCGAAGGCCGAGGCGGCGGTGCCTTCACCGAGGAAATCTGCGTTGGTTACACCCATGGCGTCACGTCTCCAAAGTCACGAACTGCTCACTCGCGCGCACGAGCACGAGGCCCGGGGCTTCGTTGAAGCGAAAGCGCCACTGCCGGCGCCGGTAGACGCCGAGCGAGCGGAGCTCCACCACGGGCGTCAGGTTGCCGTCGCTCACGTCGAGCTCAATCTCCACGCTGTTCCACGTGGCGGTCAAATCATCGCGCCAGTCGAGCGTGCACACGACGCCGTTCGAGAGCGCCGCCGTGCGCTTGAGCACGAGCTTCACGGCCACGGTCTGCTTCAGGTTGTCGGTGTCCCGGTCGAGAAAGCCCGTCTTCACGTGGGCCACGATGGGGGCGCCCAGATCCGTCGTGTTGTCGAGCGAGAGGGTGCGAATGGTCCCGTCCGAGAGCCCGACGACATTGAGGCCCCCGTCCTGGCGCAGGTGGTGGCTCAGCACCGGGAACATCGTGGCCACCTCCGTATCCGGATCAATCAGCGCCCAGCGCCCCCAGCCCGCGCCGGGCTGCAGCACGAGCGTCGTCGCGTCCGTCTCGAAGCGGAAGACGAGGCAGTCGGCGAACGAGTCGCTGAAGCGGTAGGCGTAGCATTCGTCGGCGGCGGTGAGCGCGTCGAGCGTCGCCTGCACCGGGCCGCCCACGTCGTTGAGCTCGCGCCCGTCGCTCATCACGATGCGGGTGAGGTGGTCGAGCCAGACGTACTGCTGGTCGTACTTGACCACGCCATAGGGGGCGAGCGCGCCGCTCTCGCGCGTGATGCTGGGGGCGAACGTGACCGAGCTGTCCGGCGAGAAGAGCTGCACGCTCGTCCTGCCGAACAGAAAGATGTCGTTCGTGTTCTCGGCGCAGGCGACGATGCTGTCGCTCCGGGCCTCCGCCGTGAAGAAGCCGGCCGCGCCCGGGCTCGGATCCCAACTCTCGTGCCCGGAGAAGTCGACGATGCCCTGGGTGATGTCGCTGAAACGGATCTTCGTCTGATCGAGCTGCGTGTCGTTGGCGAGGATGCGGCTCGAATTGCACAGGACATGGCTCGCCATGGGCGGGCAGCCGCCGAGAAAGCTCATCTCGTGGTAGTCGCCGTTCGTCGAGAAGTTCGGCGCGCTGAACGTCTCGGGGCGAATGTCCACCTTGCCGATCTCGGCGCCGCCTGCGATGACGAGCAATGCCTCTGTTTCGGCGAACGTTGGCCTGGGGAATCGGGTGGTGGCAATGGCTGCAGGAGTCGCTAGTCGGTCCTCGTTTGTGGTTCCGGTGCCAACCAGGGTGGCGGTGCCTCCTACGACACGGTACACGTTTCGCCCCCGGTTGTGACCGCTGCCGGCTGCGTTTACGGTCGCGCCTACAGCGTAAAGTACGCCGGGGTGAGTACCGCTCACCGTAGGCGTGCCGCTCGTGTGGGCTACCTTTTCTTCCGTGAGGTACAAGCCGAGCACGCCGGCCGCGTCGACTGCAGTAGCGGGAGCGACACCCGTGTAGGCGGCGATGCCAGGGCGCTTTCGGATGGCTCCGCGAGCGTCGGCGATGACGTTGAAAGCCTCGGGACTGGCGCCTGCGATCTCCTCGCTGCTCGTCTCGAGCGTAGGGCCGAAGGGGATGGCCGCGAATTGTGGATCGGGCATGTCAGCAGCCCTCGGTTAGCGAGGCAGCTTCCACAACGATCGGTCGAGAACTTGCCCATGCCATCACTGGCTCCACTGAGTGTGGTAGTTCACGATCGCCTGTTGGCTCGGGTGCTCGAACGAGTAGCGGAGCGCGTCCCGCTTCTTCTGCTCGCTCACCTGCGCGAGAAAGCCGATCTTCTCGGCGGGCATCGAGCTATCGACCGCGACGTAGTAGGCGAGGATCCAGACCAGCACGTCGAGCCAGTAGCGCTGCAGATCGGGCGTGTTGGTGGTGGTGGAGTTATCGCCGAGCAGGCGCACGGTCTTCATGCGCATCGTCCCGGCGTCGCTCGGCACGGGCCAGAACTTGACGACCACCGTGGCTCCGCTCCGGAAGGCGGCGTAGAGCTGGGGGCGCGGCGACTCGCTCGTTTTGACCGTGAGCGTCTGCCAGGTGGCGAGATCGATCTGGCTGCACACGAGCTCGCTGTCGGGGTTCGCGGTGGGCGCAAACATCGCGTCCTCGTGCACGTCGAGGATCGAGTCGGGCAGCGTGTAGCTGCTCGTACCGGCGACGATGGCCAGATCGTGGAACCCCATCGTCCGGGCGATGAAGCCCTCGACGGCGAGGTTGTCCATGATGAGATCCAGCAGTTGCTTGCCGTGCGTGATCTTCGCCGTCATGTTGGCGCCCACGGTGGTCGCCTCCACGGGCAGGAGCCCCGCCCGCTTGTAGGCGAGGAGCACGAGCGTGGCGATGCTGATCGGGGTCGACGGGGTGCTGGAGATCGTCACTCGTACGCCTCCAATATTCGGCGCTTGGTCAGCTCCAGCCAGAACGTGATGGTCGCGTCGGGCATGCCGTCACGCATATGAGTCACGACGCCGCCGATGTCCTCGGCGAACACGAATAGACCCGTGGTCTTGCCAGCCTTGGCGTCGGCGAGCAACTCCTCGAGCATCGCGACGATTCGCTCGTTCGTTGCCGTTTTTAGAACGCGGAGCTCGGCCATCAGAACCCCGGCAGGCCTACCCGCGTGCCGGGGTTGGCGTAGGTGGGAATGGCGCCGTCGTAGACGCCGGATGCGGTCGTGCGCTGCGCCGAGCCCGTGTAGCTGCTCGGAGAGCTCGGATCACCGGCACTGTCGGTGTCGGCCGCGGCGCCGTCGGCGGGAGACTGCGACCCGAGCCGCTGAGAGAGAGCAGCGGCCCGGGCTGCAGTGAGCTCCGCTAGCGTGAGCTCGTCACGCCCCTCGATGTCGTTTTCGCACCGGAGCAGGTTGTCACGCCCGCGGCGCAGCGCACTCCGTAGCCACATCACTCCGCACACGTCGCACTGGGATAAGTGCTCGCCTTTGCGGTCGATGTTGCGGGGTACGCTGCGCATTGATCACCATGGGGAGGGGGTTATTCGATGGTCGCGGCCGAGGTCATGAGCGCGGTGATGGCCGTGCCCTGGTTCTCGTCATGCACGAGATTGTCGAATGCCCGCACGAGGTGGGTGGTCGTGCCTGCGGCGCTCAGGGCCGCGGTGGCGCCGGTGATGTCGGCCGCAAACGCCAGGTTGTTCTCGCTGATGATGCCCGCGAGGGCGACGTCCGTCCAGCGGATGGCGACGGCTGCCGCCGCGCGCCGGTTGACGATGTTGTTGCCGGTGATGCGGAATTGAGTCGCCGCTGCGCTGAACTCGATCACGCCCGAAGTGGCGCCGCTGATCGACACGTCGAAGTCGTTCTGCGCGACGGTGAGGCCGTTGACCGCGCCCGTGCAACTGATGCAGTTCGTGGTGACCGCGGTGCTCGTGCCCTGAAACACGTTGCTGAAGATCACGAGATCATCGGCGCCCGCGGCTACGATGACGCCCGTTCCCGCGTCGAGCGCCGAGGAGGTACCCATCTGGAAGAGGCAGCCCTCGATGCGGCAGCCCGCGGCCGATACCGTGAGGAAGCTCACGACGGCGTCGATGCCGACCGCGAACTTGATGCCGCTGATGGTGCAGCCGGCGACGTCGAGCAGCACCGTGGATGTCGTGGCCGTAAAGGTCAGCGTCGGCATCTGCGCGGAGCGCAGCGGGGCGACCCCGATGATCTGCGTGCCGGCGACGAGGTTCGTGAGGAAGTCCGCCGTGCTGATGCTCTCGGCGTGACCCGGGAGCACGATGACGATGTCGTTCTGGCCCGAGCGGCAGCGCGAGAGCGCCGCCTGCAGGGTCGTCACGAGCAGGCCCGAGGCGGCGAAGTGGTCCTCGCCGTCCTGTGCGCCCGTGCTCCGGACGTAGGCGGCGATGCGCCCACCGGGTTTTACGAACGTGCCCCAGGGCCCGGAGATCGCGGCGTAGTTCGACAGGAACGGCGGCACGTTGCCGAGGAAGTTACCCGAGGCGTTCTGAATGGTGCTCATCAGCAGCCCTTACCCTTTTTGACGGCGCCCTTGGTTTTGGGCATCGGCGGTGGCTTGGGGATCGGATTCGTCTTCGGCTTGGCCATGCTCACCTCAAGCGTTGCTGAACAGAATGGAGCGGGGGTTGACCCAGCCGCGAGACCAGCGAGCGGTGATGGCGTAGTTCATCATCGTCTTGTCCTCGGTCACCCAGGTGTTGCTCTTGGGCTTGCGCCGCCAGAACCACATGAGGCCGAGATCGGCGTCGGTGAGGAGCGCCCAGTTCGTGGTCGTGTTCGTCCAGTACTTGATCGGCACCGGCGTGATGTTGAGGTCGCGATTGATGACGTTGATCGCGTTGAACGCGCCCGGCGTCGGATCGTAGGAGGAGCCGAGCACCTCGCGCCACACGCCCCACTGCTGCACGGGGAAGATGGCTTTCTTCGGCTCGAGGCCGTCGATGAGCCCGTCGTGACCGACCTGCTGCATGAGCTGCGCCGTGGCGATGACGAGGGCCGCTTTGCTGGGCGACATGGCCGTGGCCATCATGTTCGAGTAGGTCGAGCCGCCCGGCAGCACGTGCGTCGTGCTCGCGAGCGGCTGCCCGTCGCCGCCCACGAACGAGGTGCTCGTGGCGCGCACCAGCATCAGCGTCGCGTCGAAGTCGGCAAGCTTCCAGAGCGAGCGATTGTTGCGCTTCCCCGCCATGATGACCTTGTCGTACTTCATGTCTTCGAGAGCCTCGTCGCTCACGATCATGCGCTGGCCGTACGTGCGCGCGTTGAAGCGCGTGAGCGGGCCCTCGTAGATGGTGCCGATCGGAATGCTCTCGCCCTCGGGCTTCTCGCCCGCGAGGCCGCTACCGGCGACCTCGTAGTACTCGATGTAGTTGTCGTTCATCGACTTGACGTTGAGCCACTTCGGGAAGACAGCTTTGCTGCCCTCGCTCCCGTGCTCGTCGGTGTCGATGTCCTCGAGCGTCTCTTTGAGCGCGAGGGCTGCTGTGCTGGTGAAAATCTCACTCATGGTCGTTCCTCAGGTCGAAGAGAGCTCAGTTGGCCGTGCCGAAGACGGCAGCCTTGACGTTCAGGCCGAGCTGGAGCGAGTTGAACATCACTTGCATCGTCACGTTCGAGCTCGTGAAGTCCATCGCGTCGCCCGCCTTGCCGAGGCCGACGATGAGCAGCTGCGCCTGGGCTGCGCCGCCCGTGGCGGTCAGCGTGCCGATGAGCGGATTTGCCTTCGGCTGGCCTTGCCCGCTGGTCAGCACCGAATAGGTGATGGGGGCAGTCCTGCCCGTGACGCCCACGTAATCGCTCTTGATGCCCGTGCCGAGCGCGGCGGACAAGTCGCACTCGAAGATGTTGCCCGCTGCCGGGATGACCGAGACGAGCGGCGCGTTGTCGCTGCCGATGCCGCCCGTGTAGGCAGTCGCGCCCGTGTAGAAGCTACCGGGCCGCGGCGAGCCGCCGACGATCACGCGGGGGAAACCCACGATGACCCCGAACACCGTCTCGGATCCCGTGCCCTGCTCGCCCGTCACGTCGGTGCCGATCTGCGTCAGGCGCAGGGTGCCGTCCTCACGGAGGCGGACCGGATCGCCGATGTTCAGGTTGACGTTGGTGCCGCCGCCGCCGTCCTGCGTGTTCGGCTGGTACGCGGTCAGGATGGGGAAGGTGAAGATTTGCGGGGTCGCGTCGCCGCTGATGCTGCGAGCGAAACGGAAGCCGTAACGATGTGCATTTGCCATGGGGTCTCGATCCTTATGGGTGAAGGGTCATGGACCGTTCAGAACTGCCAACGCTTGCGGTCGTCCTGCTCGGTGCGTACGGATGTGATGCCGCGGAACGCGCGCCTCTCCTCATCGGAGAGCGGGTCGACTTCGCGGTTGCGGATGGTGTCTTCGATGCGCGTCGCGCGATCCCAGCCCACCTTGTCGATCTCCGCTTTGCGATCGATGGGACACTCCATCAGCACCATGCCGTGTGCTTTGATGGCGTCGCCCTGCTTGTACTCCTGGTACCCGACGCTCGGCTTCGGATCGTTCGGATCGTACTGGGAGATCTTGTACCCGAGCGCGAGGTAGTGCCCGATGTTGATGGTCGGGTCGTTCACCTCGCTGACGAACACGTAGTGTTTCGTCGCGTCCTGCTCGTCGAGGAAGCCGCGGTTGGCGGTCTGCTCTACCGGGCGCGGCGGGGGGTCCTCGCGTCGCACGCCCTTCTTCGAACTCGAGGCTGCTGCCGTCTCTTCTGCCACCGATGCTCCGCCTGGTTCCCACCGGGACCAGACGGGCGCGTCGTGGGTGACGTGCCGCCGAGAAGTTGGGTGCACTGCCTCGCAGCCTTTTGGGCCACGAGGCAATACGCGCCTATGAAAGCATGAGCCTACCGAACGGTCAAGTTCGATAGTTCTGGACTATCATAGGACCTTCTTTTCGCGCAGGCGCTTGCCGGGGCCATTTGCCCATTTCTTCACGGCATCCGCCTCGGACAGGTCGGGGTTGGCGGCGATGGCCATGCGCCGGAGGTGGGGGGTCATCTCGATGCCGCCGCCGTCCGAGCGCCCGCCGCCGCCGTTGCCGCTCGAGGCGATGCCGCTCATGCGCTGCTTGTCGCTCGTCGAGGGCCCGCGCTTCGGGCCGAGCTTGAACGTGGCCATGGCCTCCGTCATGACCTCGTCGACCAGGGCGTTGGTGACGTTCTCGCCGAGCGCGCGGCGGCGCTGAAACGTCGCCTCGGCGTACTGGTAGGCGTTGGTGTTGCCGTAGACCTCGGGGTACTTCTGGACCCAGATCTGCTGCGCCTGCTCGCGCTGGCGGGCGGGCTCACGCGCCTGTTGCACGCGCTCGGCGTGGATGACGCCCTTATCGCTCTCGATCTCGCGGGCGACGCGCTCGTAGTACCGGGAGCGCTCTTCGGTGAACGTGCCCGCCTTGATCTCGGCCTGGGCGGCGGTGTAGGCCGAGGCCTGCCGCTCGTAGACGGCGTCGAGGCGGCGCGTGAGCTCGTCTTTGCCGTCGCCCTGGGGCTGGGGCGCGGACTGCTGCTGCGACGACAGCCGCCCGCGGAGCTCGGCGAGCTCGACCTTGAGCGAGCTCTGCTCGGCTTCGAGCGACCTGACCTTTTCGGCGTTCTCTTTGCCGTCGTTCAGAAGCCGCGTGATGCGCTCTTGCCGCTTCTGCTTGCGATTGAGTCGCTCTTCGGGGCTCGCCGTCGGAGAGTCGTCATCGATGAGCTCGGCGACTTTCTTCTCGCTCTCGTCATCGGAGAACGGAACCTGAACCGCGTTGTCCGCGTTGCCTTGCATGAAGTCAGACATTTAGATCACCACGTGTCATTCAAATAGACGCTCTGCTTTTTGCTAACGTCGAGCGTGCCGTCCTCGCGTATCGCCGCCACCTGGTGCTGATAGGAGCCGTCGTCGCCCGCGTCGGTGATGCACTGTTCGCCCGCGCGAATGCGTTCCATCAGTGTCTCACTGCTGGCGAGGTCGCCGTCGCGCATCACCAGGTAGTGCAGTACCTGATCGGATATCTCTTCGCAGCGCCGCGCGAACGGGACGTTCTTATTCGTCACCACCACGTCGCCCAGTTGCACGCCGTGAGACATGAGCCGATCCATCGCCGTGAGCCCGGCGCTGATGAGCACGCCCCGGTTGCCCTCCTGCTTGTCTTTGAGCTTGGTGATGGCGGGCTTGAAGATGCCGCCCGAGGTCTTCTCGATGCGGTCACCCTCGGCGCCGTCGATGGGGAAGACGTGGATGCGGTCAAAGAGCGCTTGGCTTGCGAGGGCCCCGTCGGTGATACCGTACTTCAGCCGGTGCTTTTCGAGCAGCGGTGGCAGGCGGAGCGCGCCCGGCGGACTCATGTGGGCACGAATGAGCTCGGTGCGCTTCTTCGCCTTTTCGAGCTCGTGGTCGACGAGGTCAATCTTTGCCCCGCCGCCGTTGCTCGTGCCCCAGGCGGTCGTCTTCTCGGGCTCCGGGAAGCTGTAAATGGGTCGGCTGTCTCTCACGTCTCCCTCTCTCTCAGGTCAGGTGGTTTTTGATGAAGGCGCCCGGATCTTTCTCCAGCGCCTTCAGCGCCTCGTGGATGCGGCTACAGAGCTCGGCCTCGCGTGCTCGGGCGAGGATGTGGACGAAATCCTGGGGGCCCGTTGCCGCGAGCGTGGCCGCGTGCGCGCCCTGCAGCTTCTCCTGCCGGAGCCGCACGAGGTACTGCGCGAACAGCTCGAGGTCGCGCATCTCACGCGGCCCCCTTCTGCTGCTGGTTGGCGGGCTTACCCTGCGCGGGCGCGCCCTGCGTTGGCGGTGGGCCCCCAGGGCCTGCCGGAGCGCCGGGGGGCGCCATGCCGGGCGGCGGCATCGGCGGACTCGTCGGCATGCCGAACACCTGCGGGGCGGGCGGCGGGGCGCCGAGCAGCCCGATGAGGTCGTAGCGGTTACGGGCCTCGAAGCTCTTGCTGATGACGGAGTGCTTGAAGGCGAAGTTACCCGCGAGCTCGGGTACGGCCTGGGGCAGTTGCACGAGTGCATCGGCTTCGCTGATGCGCTGCTGGGTGCTCGTGAACTTCAAATCGGCGCTGATCTCGATGTCGTAGACCCGATCGTACATCTCGCGCCCGACGCTGAAGTTCTGACGGCCCATCTGCCCGAGCTGCGGATCGTGGTTGTTGACGGAGAAGAACTCGACGTCGGGCATGAAGATCGCGTTGAGCGTCGCGTTGTTTTCGAGCACCTGGGTGAGGAAGTCGGCGTACTTGCCCGTCGGTACGCTCAGCATCTTCGTCGCCTGCTCGATGCGTGCCGAGAGCCCCTGCGCGGTCTCGCCGCTCTTGCCGGCTTCGCCCGAGAGCACCTCGGGGGTGTTCGAGACGGTGTTGCCGAAGCGCACCAGCATCTCGATGAGCTGAATGAGCTGCGGGTTGGCTTCGCCGAAGTCGAGCGGGATGACGTCTTTGGCGAGATCGGTCGCGCCCTCGATCTTGTGCACCTTGCCCGGGGCGATGCGGAAGGGGTCGGGGAACCGCACGTCACCCTTGGCGAGGAAGTTTTTGAAGTTCCCGAGCGTGCCCTGGTCGATGAACATCGAGAGCGCGATGTTCGCCGCCTTGTTCTGCGCCGCGTGAATGCTGCCCGTACCGAGGCCGAGGATGCCCTGGATGGGCTCGATGTTGACGCCGTGCGCGAACATCCGGATGGGCTGAAACTCGGGCGGCTCGGGCTGCGCCTCGGGGTTGCCGTTCATCCACTGCGGCATGGGCGCCTCGGGCGGCGGGGGCAGCTCGTCGAGCGAGCGCGCCATGATGATCGACTGCGCGGGGCCGTCGCCGGTCATCTCGTGGCCCATCGAGAGCGCCGAGCGCTTCGTCTCTTCGAGCTCCTGCATGTACGCCTGCCGCTCGGCGTTGGCCTGCTGCCATTGCTGCAGCTGTTGCTGCTCGAACTCGAACCGGCGCTTGTCGTACGGGTCGACTCGCTCGTGGATGGCGAGCGAGAGCAGCGCGTTCGTCTGAAAGTCGACGAGCACCTTGCAGTACCGGTCTCGCGTCTGCCCGGGCAGGTTCAGCCATCCCTCGTACTGGATGATGCGGTACTGGCCCTTCTGGTGGGCGGTGGAGTCGACGCCGAGCGATTTGTCGACCGCGTCGCGGAGCTCGCGCGTGATGGTCGCATCATCCCAGTCCGGCGGCATCTGTTGCAGCGTGCTACCGACGTCCTCCCACGCGCCATCCATCTTCCGGAGCTCGTGCGCGTCCATGTAGATGATCTTGGCGACCCAAGAGACATCCGAGTAGTCGGGCATCGTGGACACGTGCGCGTTGGCGCACACGAACTCGTTCGCGGTCAGAATCTCGTGACGGTTACACTTACGTTGAGGATCCCAGTAACTATGGCAAGTGACGTCGCCAAACAGATCAAATATGAGCAGACCTCGATGGCCAATTTGACGCTTAAAGTCTTTGATGCGCTTTCGGATCTGCCAGTTGCCATGAAGAGAGAGCAACTTAGCAGTACGCTCATCGTCTGGACCAATAGGGGTAACACCGAAAACATTGGTCCAATTGCCGAAGAGCTCATAGGCTTGCCTGAACACCATGCGCAGCGTGTTCTCCATCAGGATGGGCACGTGCGCGTTGGATGCCTTGTCGAAGGGGGGCTCCTTCGGATCGAGCACGCCGGAGAAGAGCTTCCAAATGTCGGCGTTGTTCTTCCGGAACTTCTCGGTCGCCTCCCACGAGTTTTTGAAGTCGTCGAGGCATTTGTCCGCGATGCGCTTGAGCGCCTGCCGTCCTTCGGGGTGAGCCTTGAACGCCTTGACCAGGTTCGGCTCTTCCTCTTCGTATTCGAAGGGCTCCTCCGTCGGCGTGTCCTGCCCGAGCTCGAAGACGCTTTCTTTTTTGGCTTCGGGCGCCTCCGCCTCGCGCTCGTCGGCTAGTTCACGCGCCATCGGTCTCTGCCTTCACGACTTCATCGGTCGTTTCGATGTGCTGCTGCCCCAGCGCCTTGCCAATCTCGCGGAGCTCGCGCGCGAGCTCGACGTGTCGATCGCGGATGTGATTGAACTCGACGATCAGCTCAGTCAGGCGAGCCATGCGTTCGTATATATCGAAGGGCACGGGCACCACGTCGGGTTTGAAGGAGGCTGGCCGCGTCAGGCCGTAGATGCTGTCACCCGGGAACACTGCGTCGAGCTCCTCTCGGTGGTGAGGCACGACCACGTAGTAACCGCCTCGCTTTTCGATCCAGCCCTTGTCTAGGGCGGCCTGCATGTTGGCGGGCATGGCGTCCGGTGTGACAGTTTCTGTCATATCTCCCTCTCAGCTCCCATATCCGAAGCCGCTCGCCTGCGCCAGGGGTTCGTCGAGCACGTCGTTCTCGACCCGGTCAAATTCGTGGACGTCCATCACGATGCTGCCGCGCCCACGCGAGGCGCGAGCCGCCGCGTAGGCGTGCACGTCGAACCAGTGCTTGAGCCCGCTCTTCTTATCGGGCACGAGCGAGTCGTTGTCGTCGATGCCGATGCTGGCGAACATCTCTTGGCTTTTCGTGCAGATGTCGAAGATCATGAGCGCCGGGGGGCGGTCGCGTCCGTAGTCGCGGAGCCGCTCGGTGATGCGCTCGGCGTTGCGCTGGATTGAGCCCTTGTCGGCGGGCTGCCAGTACACGCCCTTCTCGGCGAAGACGGCCGCCTTGCTCTTGCCCGAGTCGCCACGCTCTTCCCAGAGCTGGGTGTCGGCAACGCCGGTGAGGCGGCTCTTCCGCTCGCGCTTGTTCCAGAACCCGAACTTGCTCTCGATCTCGATGACGCGAAGGGCAACCTCCTCGTCCTTCATGAGCCGGAAGTTGAACTCGTAGAACTGGTAGAGGTTATCGTCCGGATCCATCGCGAACCAGCCGATGACGCCCTGGGATTTGTACCCCCAGTCCATGGCGCGGAACTTGGGCCAGTCGCGCGGGATCTTGAACGGCGCGATCACGTGGACGGCGGGGTTGTAGTCGTCCTCGAAGTACCCGCCCTCCATGCTATCCCAGTCGCCGTAGAGGTAACGTGCGCGCATGTGGGCGGGTTTGCTGAGCAGCTTGATCTTGTACTGGCGGACGAACGCTTTATCGGGGTTATCGTCGAGCTTCGCCGGCAGAAACAGCCGCGTTTTGATGTGCATCTCGCCCGTCTCGGGGTCGGGCACTTTCACGCGCAGGATCGTGTTGCCCTTGCGCTCGGGCGTGACGAATCGCTCTTTGAGCCAGCCCGGGGCGGGGTTACTCATCAGCCGAGTGCGGAGCAGACAGCTCAGCACCGGATCGGCGGATCGAACGCGGCCATCGAGCTCTTCGTGCTGCGACTCTTCGAATTGGTAGGCCTCGTCGAGCGCGAGATGCGTGTATTGCTTCGATAGGTAGTCCTGGTGGCTGTCGCGCTCGCGGCAGTGGCCAAACGTGAACTTGTAGCCGCTCGAGAAGGTCCAGCTGTGGCGCTCCTTCGAGTAGTCCGCCCCCGGATCGAATTTGGGGAACATGCGCATCGAGCGATCGATGGTTTCGAGCAGCTGGGGCATGGAGCGCCGCAGGTGGAGCGCGTGGCCTTCGGACTCGCCGGGGCGGATGCGGTGCTGGCGGCAGAGATCGGCGAGCCAGGGGGGCAATTCATCGAGCAACTGCCCGCTCATGCGCGCGTGCTCGGCGACGGCCTGGGAAACGATGGGGTCCCATAGGAGAGTCAGGGATTTCCCGGGGCCCGCGCTGCCGCCCCCGAGCACCTCGTCGGCGGTCGAGTCGTGGTAGCGGATGGCCCAGGGCGAGGGCTCGTAAAGGGCGCGATCCATCAGCGGCTGGACAGGTAGGCGAGGATGGCCATCACGAGGCCGTTGTCGTAGGGCTCGGCAGAGAGCAGGGGGCGCTGCCAGACGTGCATGGGCTCGTGCTGCTCGAGGGAGTGCAGGGCCTTGTCCGCCCAGAGCGCGATTTCGAGCTTTTCCTCGGCGCGGAGCGGGAGCCGCGGTCGCGCGGCGACCTCCCACACTTCCTTCTTCTGGGCGAAGCGCTGCTCGCCCCGGTCGTCGAACACGATGCGGCGCTCGCCCTCGATGAGGGCCACGACGCCCTTCTGCCCGTCCTCGAGGCGCACCATCTGCTCGCCGAGGACGAGGGCGCTCATACCGTTCGGGGCTCCTCGGGATCTGTGGAGCCGATGATGGGGATCACCCGATCGAGCTGGTTCCGGATCATGCCGAGTGCCTGGCGATCTCCGGCGTTACCGAAATACGCCATCCAGGCGAGCGTGTGGCATTGCCGCACCACGTCCTTCAGGCGCTCGGCGAGTTTGTCGTCCCTCACTCGATGTCCTTCTCGGGGTAGGCGGAGGCTGTAGACGGATGGGCGCTACTCGTGGGCGGAGGTAGCGATATCTTCACGTTCACGTTGTTCTGCGTGAGCTTCACGCGGTAGCCGCGGCCTCGGGCGATGCCAGCCATGACCTGGGCGGCGAGCTTCACGCCTGCGGGCGCGACGGATTGAGGCATCCACCCGGATTTCGCGACCTCGAGGCGCTGGCGGGCGCCCTCCGCGCCGTAGCGCTCGATCCAGTCGGGGGGAGGCTCGGCTTGCTGGGCTGAAACCTCGTGAAATGAGAGAGCGGCCTCCACGACGCCGCTCGCGCGGTCGTAGATGCGGTCTTCGATCTCCACGATCCGGGAGAGGCGGGACTCCTTCGCGGCCTCGTCACGTAACTCGATGGCTAGCGCATGCCTCGCGGGTAGCGTATGCACCATTTGCATCAATATGGCACGCCGGCCGGTTGGTGACGAGCGTTCAGTGCATCCCGATCTGGGTCGACCCATCCGGGGCCAGCGGGTGTTCATGGTCGAGCTGGCGGAGGCGCTGCGGCACCCCATCTCGGATCTCACTCAATTTGCGCGAGAGCAGCGGCTCCTGCATCGCGCCAATCGGGCGCCGGGGCGTCATCCCGTCTGGTACGTGACGGAGCACGGGGCAGCGCGGCTCATCATCTACGCGCGGAACAAGCAGGGGGAGGCGGTGCTGGATCCGAAGTGCCGCGAGGCGATGCGGGAGCGGCGGCGGCTGGTTGTTCCGTAAGGGGTTACTGATTGCAAATACAGGGGCCGGGACAGAAGATGAGTCCCGTGGGGGCGGACGAAACGTCAGTCCGACCGAGCAGGACGAGTCGGAATCGCGGAAACCCCGGTGGTGTCAGACTCAAGGTCTGTGTTAGGTGCGCAGGAGCGGGGTGCCTGGCCATGCTCGACCCATTCGCCATCCGACCGCTCGAGCGTCGGTGGTGTGAGCTAAGAGCCCGTCGGGAACAACACCCCGCACCTACATTGCGCGCCGTTCTGGCTCCGTGTTACCGAGGCGGCGGGCGCTCCGGGGGAGGTCGAACATCACTCGAGTAGTTGCCTGTGGTTTCGGCGAGAGCCGAGCCCGGGGCGCTCGCTTACATCGGAGGAGAGAACGATGACCGTGAAGCGGTATGCCGACCTGGCGGGGTCCGAGCATCGGGAGGATCCGGAGGGGTTCTGGGTGCAGTGGGAGGACGTGCGCGAGCTCGTCGAGATCTGTGAGAGCTACGAGACGACGTTCCTGATGTGGAACCGCAACTGCACGCCGTGGCGGCATCTGGCGCAGGCGCTGCTCAGGATGCGTGGAGTCGAGGTGCTGAAGTGAGCGAGCAGCGCTTCAAGCCTGGGCCCCTGGAGCGGGCGCCGGTGAACAAGGATCCGCATCTGCGCTGGGATATGAGCGACGGGCTGCGGCTCTTCTGTGACTCCTGCGGGCAGAAGTTCCACGCCGAACTGCCGATGGGGCTCCGGATGGCGAGCTCCATCATGAAGACGTGGATGCGGGAGCACCGGGCGTGTCGCCCGAAGGGGAGCAAGTGAACGCCGACACCTTCGAGGAGCGGCAGGAGGCTCACGGCAGGTGGTCGCGCAAGTGGTACCAGCGAGGAGAGCGGGCGTACTGGTGCGCGCAGCTCTTCGCGGTCGCCACGGGTCTCTCGGGGCTCGCGCGCACGCTGGTTGACTTTCCCATGTGGGTAGCGCTTGCGCTGCTCGGGCTGTCGCTCGTGGCGTTCGTGATCTGGAGGCTCATCATGCGGCACTACTTCCGGGGCGTGGACAGGCACCTGGACGAGTGCATCCGGGAGCTTCAGGAGTGGAGGGCGGGGTGAGCAACGCGCCAAGTCCGATGCTCGTGTTCTCGCTGCTCGCGGGAGGGATGAGCTTTGGGTCGATGGTGACGCTCGGTCACTGGTACACGGCAGCGGCGGTGGGGCTCGTCATCCTGATGCAGCTCGTCGGGCTTTGGAGGACGCGATGACCGAAGCAGAACGGCTGGAGCTCGAAGCGCTCGAAGCAGCGCCTGAGCCGCGCGATTACGACCGACTGCACTTCCTGCGGCTGCGCGCAGCGGGAGTAGCGACATGGGACGAGGTGCTCGACGCCTACCGCGCCGCGCTGGATGAGCCGATGCCCGAGAGCCTGGAGTACCCGGCGTGGATGCGGAAGCGTTCCGGTCTGACGGGTCCCGAATCGTGACGGTTTCGATTGCGGTCGTCACGCGGCGTGGGCGCGACATCCGCCCGTGCACGAGGCTCAGGAGCGCGGGCCCCGTCTGTCGGGTGGGCGGCAAGCTGCACCGGATCCGCCCGTGTCTGACGAACTGGATCGGGCTGGCGGCGTGGGTATGCCCGAACGTGTGCGAGTACCGGCCTGACTGGTCCCGATTTGTTTTAAAATCTGGGTAGGATGAGGGGCGAGCAAGCCGTGCGCCGGGGCTCGATACGGACAAGCGGTCCGCCGTCGGACGACCCGTTCCTCACTCTTTTTCAGGCGCACCCGCCCTCGTAGCCCGGGCCCGTGGCGACAGTAACGGGCACCTGATCCGGCCTGTTGAGTCCGGATTTGGTTCAAAATCTCTGTCAGACGAGGGGACTCCGCCCCGGGCTGCCCGGGCTTCCGAACCGGGGGGGTACCCGGGTGGGTCGACCCAATCTGAAACGCCCCACTTCGGCGACCAATCGCAGGGCCGGTGAGCGAAGGGGCTAGCGTCCCCCACAATTCCCCCTTGGCACATTGCCAATAATGGGATTCGGCGGGCGTCCAGCGAAATCGGCGGGCTGATAGCGCTGGGAAAGCTGCGCTTTGGGGTGGCGCCCCTGCCTTTCCCACTCTGGAGCGGCCCTGCCTGGCTCGTGTCAGCGCGGGGCGTCCCGATATGGCGAGCAATCGCGCTCCCCAGCCGCCGATCGCACCCTTTCGGCAGTCGGGACGCGCTAGGTTTTACCTGCAGTGCAGGTAGTTCGGAGCGCAAACCAACGGCTGGACTGCTTGCGACGCAGCTACACAATCGCCTCGGTGCGTAACTTCCTACGCACCGAGCAACGCTCCTAACAGCCGGCCCCCTAACCGAAAGGTCCCTCCCATGTTCGATGTTACCCGCACCTATCGCGTCACGTTCCTACACGTCCGAGGCCCGATCCTGGGGCGCGACGTCTGTCTGTCAGACAGCGCGTTCCGAGACCGCAAGTCGCTTGCAAAGCAGTTACGTAGCGCCGGGACGCTACTGCCGGGCGCTCGGGTTCGCTCGTTCCGTGGCGAGGCTGGTGGCCGCGTCGTCGTCGACCGCGTGACACCCGAGCTAACCACGCAAACCGGGCACGTTATCCTCGAATGCATCCCGTTCGATATGCCTCACGCGCGCCTCGCAATGGGCAAGGGCGAGCCAGGTCAGACGATCGACGCTGGTGACGTGGTTATCGAGACGACCTTGCACCGCCTCGCCTGAGTTTCCGGCACGTTCCGTCACCTGTCACGGGTCGCGGAACGTACCGGGCACTTCAGCCCGCCTAAAGAAAGCAACCCAGCCATGACCGATTCAACCACCTACGCGATCGCCCGTTATCTCACTGAGTGCCCCGCGCCAAAGCTCACTTTGCGCCGCGTGCGACTGAGTGGCGACTACGAGACGGGCACCCGCGGCTCGCGCTACTGGGGGCAAGGTGCGCCGCTTTATCGCGCCGAGTCAGAGGACGGTGAGCTGACCTTGCATGAGCGCGCGGCCACTCGCGAGCAAGCCAAAGCCGCGATCGCGGCTCGAGTGAACGGCGCCCGCTTCACGCGCTAATCCCCCGCTTCGGCCCGTCGCAAGCGCAACGGGCCCATGCGGGCGATTCAGCCCTTAACCAAGTCGAGAGTCACACATGAGCATCCGCGCTTCCGTTACGTTCGAGACTGTCACGCCCGAATCCTGCGAGCAGGGCGACTTTGCAGACCACGGTTGGATCGCGCCCAACGAATACCGCGTACCACTCGGTGGGCGTTGCACGTCAGAGGCGCGTTACAGTAAGCGCGTGCGAATGGCGCAACGCGGCCGATATGACTGGACGCTAGGCAACGCCGTCCGTTTCATCCTGGACAAGGCGCGCTATGTCCAGTCGGAAGTGGACGTTGACATTCGCACGTGGGAGCCCGGTCGATCGTGGGTACTATCTGTCACGGTCGAGCGCTCATGCGAGGATGAAAGCGCCGCCGAATCGGTGGGCTATGGCCTACACGTGGAAGGTCTGTCTCAAGGCACCGCGGATCGCCTCGAACGCCTACTCATTGAAGCCGGGTGTAGGCGCCCCTACGCGCGCGCCTCGAGCTTGCGCCGCGCCGTCTGATACCGGCACTGCCCGCTCACCCGAGCGGGCGCTACCGGCAATCACGCCGCTCGAAAAGGAAAGCTCACATGCGCACATACACGTCATTCTATTGGCTCGGATCCGATGTCACTCGCACCGTGTTTCAGGCTGAAACAGACGGCGCCGCCCTGAGGGAACACGAGGACCTCGGTCCTAACGCATACGACGATCGCCGGCTGCTAGCGGGCGACGTGTCGACGGCTGACCTTGCCAAGCGCGACTGATACCGGCTGGCGCCGTCACCCCGCGTAACGGCGCCCACCGGCAATCACGCCGCACAACGGAGAGTCATATGGGCAAGTTCATCGCAGGCATTCTGTGCACCATTTTGGTGCATCTGCTCGGATGGGATACCATCGAGACCGCGCTATCACGCGCCAGCGACGCCACGCGCGCCGCGTACACGAGTGTCGAGGCGCAAGCCACGCAGCTGCGCACCGAGAGGGGTGGCAAGCTCGCCCGCTGACCCCCACACATGGCGCCTCACCTCGCGTGCGGCGCCACAGTGGCGGCCAATAGGGCCCTTAACGAAAGCAGAGAGACAAATGGCCTCACGCATACGCGCGACGATTAACCTCGCCTTCGCCTCGCTCGAACGCGCAGCGGACGAGAATGGCATGGAAGCATGCAACTCGGCCCACATTGCAAAGGAAGGGTGAGCATGTACGAGCTGGTTGCCATCCTCCTACTCGCATGCGGCGCCGTCGTGGCGCTCGTGCTCCTACCGTACGTCGTCCTGCTGGCGTTGTACGTGGCCCCTTTCGCCATTGCCGTCGCCCTCGGTATGTGGCTTTACCACGCGCTGTGAGGCCCTCATGAGCCACGGACCCACCGACAGACACGTGGACTTCATCCGCGCCGTTGCCGCGCTATCGCTCGAGCTGGGGCACGATCCGAGCGCCATCGAGATCGCCCGCAAGCTCGGGATCACCCGTCAGGGCGCCGCCGAGCAGCTCCGGGCCATCGAGGCGAAAGGGCTCCTGGCAGACGTGCCCGTCACGGTTTCGAGCGGGAAGTGGCGGCTGACAGACGCCGCCCGCCGCTGGTTACCGTGACGGGCCATTGCCGGGCCCTGGCGGGCCTCCAGGGGCGCTTTCAGCCGCCCGGGCATGCTGCGCCCGGGCGGCTTTGCTGCGCGCCCTACGGCGCGTGTCCCGCGTCAGCTCCTCACGGGCCAGCGCGCACTCGCGCCGGCAGTACACGCGCGGCTTCGTGGTGCGGGTGTAGGTGAATGTCTCACCGCACCACCAGCACCACGCCTGCTCGAGCTGGGGGCCACGCGCGACCGTCACGGCTGGCCCCTACTTGCCCAGCCCGCCAGCGAGGGCTTCGCGGAGCGCGGCGCGGACTTCCGCCCTCACCACGACCCGGAGCCAGTCCTCGAACGAGTGGAGGGGCCCGGTGGCGGCTATCGGCTCCGGGCGAGCCGGCGCGCTTGCGAGCGTCGGCTCCGCGGGTGGCGCCTTGCCGGACTGCTTGGCGAGCTTCCGCGCTTGCATGGTCGCGCTCCGGGCGGCGCCACGCGCGGCATTGGCGCGGCGCTTGCGCTCTTTGTCGAGCCAGCGGCTCATCACGCTACCGACTACGCCCGTTGCAGCCATCACGTCCGTGCGTTTCTCGCCATCGAGCACCCGTGACGCGATCGCGCTCTTCTCTTCGTCGCTGAACTTGCGACGGACTTTCTTTTTGCCTGCCACGGGCTCAGTCTTCACCGGTGACGGGGTGGGGTCTATCAGCGACCGGTCGGGCCCCTCGGGGGGCGGCAACGCGTGGGAACGGCTGACGGGGGGCGGGACGGGTCTGCTCGAGGGCGGCGACGGGCGATCGGCGGGGTTGCTGGCGCCGTTCGATAAGAGACTCAGAAACGGTTGCTTGCTCGCGAGCGACTCGGCGAGCGTGGCAGCCAAGAGCTTTTTGTTGGCCATGGTTCATTAGGTCGACTTTCGTTGTGGGGGTGTTACGCAGGCGTTAGTCGCCCGCGTCGAAGGGGGTAACGGCGGGGTAACGGCCGCTCGCGTTCAGACGAATAGGCTTCGCAGCGCCAAGGCCGTGCCCGGGGCGAGCCGTTGCACGTGCCAAGAGACGAGTGCGATCGGCGCGATCATGTGGAGCGCGTAGAGGGTTCGGAGGGCGAATGTTCGGAGCATGAGGGTTTCTCCAGGGTGGAGTCCCGAGTATCGGCCGCGTCGCTGTCCGGATGCAAGGCAGGCGGCTCGATCAACACGTTGCCGAGCAGCACGCTTTCGAGTGCGATCGCCTCGTGCTCGCCGACGCGCAGGGTACCGGCGAGCTTGCCAGCCCACCACACCGTCAAGCGCGCGTGCACGCCGTGAAACTCCACCCGTACGCTGCTCACGCGATCGGGGTAACGCCCCTTGCTCGTCCACTCGGTCACGGCTTCAGCCCGCCGGCGCACGAGCTCGGCAACGTGCACGCCTGCGCACCACTGGTCGTAATCGATATGCCTGCGGGCCGCTGCGTTTAGCACCGCCTGCTCGGCCTCGTGTCTGCGCCACGACTCGTGGAGCGGATTGGCCTCGGTGCGGGCCTTAACCTTTCTCTTCACTGTCTTGTCGCGCCCAGCCTGCGTGTAAAGGACTCCTATCTGTCCTTCTTCATCGCCATGCGTTACCTCCAGCGCCCCCAGACACCCAGGGCATTCTCCTTTCCAGATGGCTTGGCCCGGTTCAACGTCGCCGTGCACGGGGCATGTCGGGACTTCACAACCGTTGTTGAGACCGCTGAGGAACGCCTCCGTGTTCGAGCACTCAGGCTCAGCCTCGGTGCGGGCCGGCGTCGCGGGCTGCCGAGCTGCCTGCAATGTGGCGAACACCTCATCCGCGCCGGGGTGACCGAGCGATGGCGCCGCGGGCTGGGCTGACAGCGCAGCGACCTGACGCTTTGCTTCAACGATAGATTCGGCCACGCGCTGACGGACCTCGGCGGCCAACGCGAGCGTGTTCAGCGCCGCGGGCTGGCACTCGCCGCATGTCATCGCGTTGGAGTGGTGCCGGCACTTCCACCCCGGATTGGCACGGACGAGCCCCCATGACTTGAGCACCCAGCCGTGCGAGAGCGCGACCGCTTGCAACCGCCGCACTGTGTCGTCGAATTCCAGCGCCGCGGGCTGGTTGGCGAGGAATGCGCCAGTTCGCGCCACAAGGTCAATCATCTTATGAGTGCGCCGCGAGAGGGGTGCGGCTGCCATGTTGTGTTCGACCAGCAGCGCCGTCGCCTCGGCCAGGCGGGCCTCGACTGCCATCATGCCGCTGCGATAAGCGCTGACCTCGTGCAACAGCTGGTCGTGCGTAAATTCGTTGTCGAGGCGAGCCCGTAACCGCTGGTTCTCATTCGAGATAGCCGCCAACGTCGTCTCGTGTCCGTCAAAGCACGCCCGCAGCCGCTCGTTTTCCGCGGTCAGGGCGTCGACGTGCCTCAGCACCACGGGACCATAGTGCGGCCTAATGTTTAGCCATGTCCGCTGGAGCTGGCTTAGTTTCTCAATGGTCATTCGCTCTCCAATTCCTCGATGGCTTCGCTCAATAAGTCCGGCAGGCAGCCGTCACAGATCGCGCCCACGACAGCCACCCATGGTCCGCTCGGCGTGAGAAACCCGAGCCGCTCGGCGGCGCGCTCGAGGGCCTCGAGGGCGCCGTCCGTGAGCCATAGGCTCTTGCCCGTGACGCTCGACACGAGCACGCAGCAGCCCTCCCCGCCGTTGCCGAGCGCTGCGTGTCGGAGCTCATGGGCTATGGCGCGGCGGTCACTTTGCCGAGCCACGAACGCACGCTCTCTTCCGCGAGTATGTCGATGATGGCGTCGAACTTCTCGCGTCGAAGGACGCCTCGCTGCTCGAGGTGACCGAGCAGCGCTACCGCGAGCATGAGATTTTCCTCATCGAGGGATGGATCCACTGGGGTCGTCATCGCTGTCCTTTCGTGATCTGAGTTTCATGGTCTCGAACATCTCGTCGCTCACGTCGATCGTTTTGGCGACGCTGAGTGACGGGGGGCCCGGGGTGTGGGTCTGGAGCGAGCGGGCGTAGGCTTCGCGCTTGACCTGGTGCAGGTTGTCGACCCGCACGTCGAGCAGGTGGATCCACTCGTCATGCTTGCGGAGCCTCCGCCCCTGCAGGTTGAGCGCGACGATGAGCGTCACGAACAGCAGGAACACGATCGCGAACGGGAACAAGGCTTCGAACAGCGCCATGGCCCCCCGATGGTATCATGGCCCCCCGTCCCTCGGGTGTGGGCCAATGAGCTCGATGATGTCGCGCTCGAGCTCGGGCGGTAGCTCGATGAGGGCGCGCGAGTGAGCCAACTGCACGTCGCGCAGCGCGGTGACCAGCCGCCCCATGCGTTCGGCGGCAGCCTGCATGCTCGCGGCGAGGTTATCAATTACGGTGGCGGTCAGGTCCGAGAGGCTCACGAACGCCTCACGTCTTTGTATTCGGTCGCGGCGCCCATGGTGCCGTCCTTCCGGAAGTGAGCGAGGATGGCCGCCTCGCTCTCGCCGAAGACGATCACCACGTCCGGGCCGCGGCCTTCGATGGTCGGGCTCGTGACGATCATGCCTTCGACGAGCTTTTCGAGCACGGATCGCGTGATGCCGATAATGAGGCGCCCCTCCACATCCCAGGCGCGGATCATGACTTGCCCCGCTCTGCCCACTGGGCGGCCTGGCGCTCCAGACCCACGCTCACCAGCTCGGCGGCGCCATGCAGGGTGTCGCGCACGACGCTACCGAAGTCGTCGGGGCCCGAGCCTGCCACGGCGACGTCCACCGTGAACTTCCCGTCATCGTTTGGCACGAACGAGATCACGAGCACGGCGCTAGCGCCTTCGATGGCGGGCAGGCTCCGCTCGGCGGCTTCGTGGGTCTGCTTCTGCTGCCCCTCGCGGGCGTTGTCGGCGTGGCGCACGTCGATGACTTTCACGGTCACGGCGTCACCTCGAAGGCCGCGCGCAGCGCGTCGAGGGCGAGGTGGGCTCGCTCTGCGATGACGCCGGCGGGCTGTCGTGGGTCGGTGGCAGTGACGAGCCAGGTGACGGCCTTGTCTCGACGGGCCTCGAGACGCTTCAGCTCTTCCTGAAGCGTGCCGACTTGCGTGTGCAAGCGGTCGATCTGTGCGTGCAGGCGCTCCTCTACCTTTTCCCACTGGCGGGCGTGTCGGTCGATCTCTGCTTCGACGAGGGCGTTAAAGTCGCTCATATGGCTCTCTTTCCTTTGGCGCTCAGGCGCATGCGGGTCTCGGTGACGGCGCGGGGCGGGTTGAGGAAACCCTTTTCGCGCAGCGATTGCAGAGTGTGATGGGCGGCGGTGTGGCCCTTGCCGAGGGCTTCGGCGAGCTGGCGCACGCTCGGGGCGAGGCCGTACTTTTCGATCCACTTATGATAGGCGCGCAGCGTTACCTTTTCGATCGTGGTCAACTCGTAGTTGGTTCGGGTCATGCATGTCCTACTGATATGAGACAGCGTTGGCTGTCAATGCGCGGTTGTACACATCCTCCCTCGGCCCCTGGCGCCCACATTGGGGGCCTTTGCCCCTACCATTGTGGCCCACCCGTTCGTTTGCCAATGACACAGTCTCGCCACGGTGTCTATATGGAGCGTCCATTCCGCGACACGTGGCGGGCGCGGCAGGGTGAGCGGGAACATACTGAGGGCGAGGCATTGGTGAAGAAACGGACTGAGGACGAGAGGTGCGCCGAGGTGGGTTATGGTGGGAGGCCGGCGGCGGCCGCGCTGGCGGAGTACGCGCGCGAACAGGTGCTCCGCCGCAAGCTCGAGGCCGTCATGAAGGCCGAGCTTGGCGGCCATGATCCTCGGTGGATCGAACAGGCCTTCTCTCCTCTCGGGCCACGCAAGCACATCGCCGCGGTGCGGCGGCGTATCGCCGAAGCCGAAACCCGTGGGGTGTCTTCCGTCGAGCTCGGCGCCGCCGTCGATCGACGCCGTTACCTGCTCACCGCCGAGTCGATCGCCGAAGAGCTCGGTCGCGCTCCGCTGCGTAAGACGATGCCCGCCGTCAACGACACCGAGGCCGAAGAAACCGCTTATGTCGACTTCATGGCTCGCGCCGTGAACCGTGGATGAAACGATGATTGAGCCGAAGCTGATAAAGGTGCCGGGCGGCTGGGAAGGGCGCTTCCGGTGCGGGACCGAGCGCAAGCGCGCGACCCTACTGGTCAAACACGAGCCCGACGCGCTCTCTCGCGCTCGCCGTATCCGAGAGGTGCTGCTCGCTATCAGCAAGGCCAACAAAGGCGACAAGGCAAGGCGTGACGCCCGCTGCATCGACTTCCTCGAACAGGCTGCAACGGCGCCGAGCGCCGCCAGCTTCAACGGCATTTGCCGGGGCGCGGCGGAGCTGGCGGCCAACCCCGATAAGTACACGTCTGGGCCCCTGACGTTTCGGGACGTGGCCAGCCTGTGGCTGACCGGCACCTTACATCAGCGCTTCCCCGGGGCGTTTCGCTATCAGTCTGCCAAAACGGCGCGTAACACGATGCAGGTGCTCGACAAGCACGTGATGCGCCACGTGGGTGACCTGGCCATACGCAACTTCACACTGAAGCACTTTCAGGCCATCATGGCGGGTCTACCAAAGGCGATCACGGCCACGAACAAGATCGCCCGCTCGGTCGACGTCATCCTGCGCGGCGCAGTCGAGCTAGAGCTCATTGCGCACAACCCGATCAAGCGAAGCGCCATCCCGCCCGCCCGCAACCCCTACTCGATCGCCTTCACCTACCTTTACCCTCCCGAGGAAGAAGCGCTCGCGCGTTGCGAGGCCATCCCCCTGGGGCGCCGTGCATACTACGGGTTCATGGCGCGCAACGGCACGCGACCGAGCGAGGCCGCGCTGCTCGTGTGGGGTGACGTCGACCTCGACAACGGGACCGCGAACCTCGACGAAACCAAATCCGATTGCCCACGCATGTGGATGATGGATGCCGACGTCATCGCGGTGCTCCGTCGCATGCGTCCCGAGGACGCTCTCCCGACGGATCTCGTTTTCCCGGACGCCCCAACTGCCGGCAACCGGGCTCACACATTGCGGCGCGATTTGAAGACGGCTGGCTGCACCCGCGCGACTCTCGGGCTCGGTCGCGTCAACCCCTACAAGGGCAAGCCGCGCCGCCCCATCCGTTGCCATGACCTGCGCGCGTCGTTCGTTACCGTGGCGCTCGCTTCGGGGTGGACCGAGGCTCAGGTGAAGGAGCGGACCGGGCACGAATCGGACATCATGCTGGCCCGCTACAAGCGCCGCGCGACGAACGCCGTGGAGCTCGGACACGGCGACTGGTTTGCCCCCCTCGACGGCTGCCTGTGGCCCGAGGCGAGGCCCACTCGGGGGCCCCAGGTGGGCCATCGGCTGGGCCAAGTCATCCAAATTCAGCGTAAAAAGGCTGCATCAGGTAGTTCTTCAACAACTGCAGACTCCCTGCAGGAGCATGCAGGAACACAAAAACACCGGGTAATTGACCCCCCTGCGGGTACCGGTTTACGGGTTGGCCCACCCCCTAGGGGGGGGGTGGGCCAAAACGAGGTGGGCCAAACCCATCCCGCTCTCGCCAGCCTGACCACTGCCATCGCCGCGGCTGCTGCCGCCGGCAAATGGTCGCTCGTCGACCGCCTCACTGCGCAGCTCGAACGTCTCGAGCTCGCCGTCGCCAGTCATTGAACCGAATCCCGGCGCCATGACGGCGCCGGTGTAGGCCCAGGAAGGATACCGCCTCTCTCATGCGTCATCAGTACACCCCCGTCTTCCGAGACTTCCTCACCTCGTCCATGTGGGCGGCAGATCCAGCGACCCGCTGCGTCTGGCTTTGGTTCCTGCTCACCGCCGACCCCGAGGGGTACGCGGTCGGCACCATCCCCGGCGTCGCGCGCCAGGTCGGCATCTCACTCGAGGAGGCCATCGCCGCCGTCGAGCTGCTCGAGTCACCCGACCCCTACAGCTCGACGCCGGGCTTCGAGGGGCGCCGCATCGTGAAAGTCGATCGCGGCTGGCACATCATCAACTTCGTCGCGCACCGCGAGCGCGCCAAGCAGGAGAGCGAGAAGGCACGCAAGCGCGCCTGGATCGCCAAGCACCGCGCCGACCAGAAGCAGCTCACGCTGCCCGGCGTCGCGCTCAACCCGGCGCCCATGGAGATCGTCCACCCTGTGGACATCCTGGGGATCAACGTTGGGATCAACGCCGCGACGTACCCGCTGAGCGTTCTCGATGAGCTCGATGACGGCTCACCTGATTACGCTGACTTGGATACGAATGTAGACGCGAGTAGCGAAACCATCGACGCACCCAAACCCAAACCCATACCTAAACCCAAAGAGGAGGGGGGATCCGGATCCCCCCTTCCCCCCAAGTTGCTCTTCGATGCTCCGACGCTGCCGACGGTGCACCACACCCTCGACGGCTGGGTGCTGACGCCCGAGCTCCTCGACGACGCTCTCGCGCAGGGCCTGACCGAGGTGCAGGTCGCGACGCGGCTCATCGAGCTCAGGAACGGACCCATCGGCGGCGCCCGCGGCGTGCTCGACCGTGACGCTTATGTACGTGCCCAGTTCCCCAAGTGGCGGACGTGGGCGGAGACGGACCGCGCCAAGGCCCAACGCGACGCCGCTACGCCCTCCTCCAGGCGCTTTGGCGCTCCCGACTCAGCTCCGGTGGCTCCGCCCCGTAAGCGCGTCGTGGGGCTGCCTGGCTGGGTCGACGCCGAGCACGAGGCGCTCGCCCTGAAACTCGGGCTGAACCTGAAGCGGGCGGCCATGGCCTTCGCGCGGCAGGCGCACATCCCGCCGGGCAACATGCGCCCGATCGACGTGCTCGAACCCTTCAGTAAGTTCCTCGAAAACCTGGGGCGCGAGACGGCGGCGTGAAGACGATCCTCGTCCACCCGTCGCCCTTCGAGTTTTCGTTCCACCACGCCAAGGCTGGCGCCGTGTTCATCCTGAACATCCACCAGCTCAAATGGTCGGTGGAGCTCCGGACGCGCCCGCCGAGCATTCGGCTACTCGAGGACGGCAGGCAGGGCGAGCCCACCCTGTGCGAGATCGTGGGCGACTGGCCCGACGCGCCTCGCTATTGGCCCGAAGAGTGGGAGCCGGGCAGAGACGCCCCCCACAACCCGCGTCCCGTTCCGGCTCGTGCCGGATGGGCACGCTGAACTATCGCTCAACCTTGCACGTGTCCTACTTTCATAGGACAGTAACGGGAACAGATGCTCTTTGCTATCGAGTTTATCCGGAGTACCGAATTGGCAGGTGTCGATCCGAATGACCTGTCGTGGACTCGCTACCTGCAGCGTTATCAATCACTAGAGGAGGCGGAGGATGAATTGTTTTGGCTCGACCAGGAACGGGACGGTTACACGCACCGCGTCGTCACCATCCAGGGGGATTGCTACTGATGCCACGCTTTGACGGACCGCGGCGACTCGCCGAGCACCGCACGATCACCAAGCTCGGGCGCAAGCTCGAACAACTGCGCTTTGAGCTCCGGGTGGAGGCGCCGCGCCGCACGCTCGACTACTTGCTCGAGCACATCGCCGACCTGCTCGAGCAGATGGGCGACAGCCGGCTGCGCGCCGAGTACGCGGGGCAGGTCGAGCGCGCGCGGGAGCTCGTCGCGGGGCGCCACAACCTGCGCCCCGTGCGCAAGTGGTCCGAGTACCCGAAGGACATGCTCGCCAAGTGCAAGAGTGGCGCGCAGCTCGAGGCCATGATGCACGGCGAGTGGGATCTGTGCGACCTGGGGGACGACGCATCATGAAGCTTTCGGTCTACTGCCACCACTGCGCGCGCAACCTCGAGTGCGCCGACGGGTTCCGGGGCTACGTCGTCTCGTGTCCCGACTGCACCGATCCCATGGGCGACAGCCTGATCGAGGGGCTCGAGGGGCGCGGCTCCACCCCGGAGGACGCGCTGCAAAACTGGTTCGACCGGCGGGAAGAGCTCGGCCTCGAACCGGAGCTCGCTCTCTCTCGCCTTACCGGCTTCATCGTCCCGAAGAGCCCGGAGGGCTGGCGCTTCAGCATCCCGGGTCACGGCTGGGATTGCGTCGCCGATACCCTCGCCGTCGCCGAGGGCTACGCCCGCTCGACTCACTCACACGGGCCCCTGCCCATCCACTACGGGCCCGCCGCCGTCCAGAAGAAAGCCATAGGCCAATGACCGACACCACCCACTCCACCCGCGACTACCGCACCATCGCCCTCGTCGACCTCGGTTACCTGTTCACCCGGAACTACCGGAGCGCGGGGAAGAACGCGCCAGCCAACGCGGGCGCCGACCGCACCATCGCCGACCTCGATGTGATTCGGCTCGACGTCGACCACGTCATCGTGTGCGTGGACGCCGCCCCGTACCTGCGCAAGCAGCGCTTCGAGGCCTACAAGGCGCACCGCCCCGAGCGCGAGCCCGAAGAGATTGCACAGCGGCGTGACGTGGTCGCCCGGCTCAAGCGTCTCGGCTACGCCATTGCCCGGGCCGAGGGCTACGAGGCGGACGATTGCATCGCCACTCTCGCGCGCGCATACGGGCAGTGGTGCCCCGAAGTGCTGATGGTGGCGAGCGACAAAGACATCGCGCAGTGCATCACGAAAACCTGCATCCAGCACGTGCCCCCGCACGGCAGCCGCGACGCCGAGCGCCGGGACAACGGCGCGTGCAAGCGGAAGTTCGGCGTGTACCCGGCGCAGATGATCCTGTGGCAGGCGCTCTGCGGCGACAGCGACGACAACGTGCCGGGGGTGAAGGGCATCGGCGAGCAGAAGGCGCGCGAGATCATCGCGATGCTGGCCGACAAGCAGCTGCCGGCGACCATCGAGGGGCTGGCAGCGCTGATGGCGAACCACAAGCACAAGCACCTGACGGCCGTGGCCGCGGACTGGGAAGCCTTCCGCCTCTCGTTCGAGCTCGTCACCCTCGACACGAACGCGCCGCTCGACGTGGAGGGCCTGCTCATTCCGCCCGCACCCGCACCCGCTGACAACCACGGCATCGTCGACCTGCCCGACTACCTGCGGAACGAGACGCCCACCGGGATGCTCATCGACGCGGAGTTTCCCGAGGTGGGCGAGGGCGAGGACCCGTTCGCGCCGGTCGCTCCCGAGCCCGAGCCGCTGCCTCCCCCGAAGCCGCCCATCATCGGCAAGGATCCGAACGCCGATCAGTTCCTCACCGACTTCGCCCGAGAGCAAGCCGAGCGCGCCGACACCGAGCGCGCCATCCTGGAGAAGCAGGCCGAGACGCGCCGCCGCATCGAGCAGATGGCGAAGGACGGCCACGACCGGCAGGCAGAGAAAGCCGCCGCACCCATCAGCGCAGTAAAGGACAAGCCCGTGAATGACACCGTGACCGATGCACAGTTCGACCCCATCAGCCGGGCGCCAGGCGCGACCGGCGAGCAGCCGGCTCTGCCTCCGCTGCCCAAAGCAGAGAGCAAGCCCGCCGAGTCACCGAACCGCCCCGGCCTCGCCAAGGCAACCGAGCGTAGCGTCACCGAGATGTCCATCGTCCAGTACGGCCTGACCGACGGGAACCTACAGCCGGGTGATCTGCGTGGCGCCTGGACGGTGAGCAATTGGATCGCCCGCTCGGGTCTCTACAAGGCTTTCGACACACCCGAGAAAGTGTTCGCGGTGCTGCTGCGCGGGCGCGAGATGGGGCTGTCGGCGACGACCGCGCTCTCGGGCTTCCACGTCATCGAGGGCAAGCCCTCGGCGAGCGCCGACCTCATCCGCTCGCTCGCCGAGCGTGACCCCAATTGCGAATACTTCATGCTGGTTGGCGCTGACTCGAAGCAAGCCACCTGGGAAACCAAGCACCGCAAGCAGCCGCGCCCGGTGCAGTACTCCTACACCATCGAGGAGGCGGAGCTCGCCGACCTCACCCGTCCCGGTTGGAAGGGGCAGCCGAGCAACTGGGTGAAGCGTCCGAAGGACATGCTCACCAAAACGGCCGCCTCGAAGCTCGCGCGTCTCGTCTACCCCGGCGCCTGCCTCGGCCTCTACTGCGCCGAGGAGCTCACCGGCGAGAGCATCGATACCCTGGGGGTGGCGGCGTGAAGCTCACCGGGCAAACGACGCGCACCACCGTCATCGAGGGCGAGCTCGGTGTGGACGAGCTCGCGGCCTACGTGCGGCAGACGCTCCACATCCCCGAGGACGTCAAGCTACGCTTCTACGCAGGCGAGCCGCCGCACGATACCGACCTGAACGTCGGGGTGCCGCTCCGCTTCAACCTGGTGATTCAAACCAACGAGCCGCTGCCGCCGCCCGAGCTCACCAGCCCCCCGGCATGAGCCGCTGCCGGCAGGCGTACCTCACCCAGTACTCCGTCACGGCGTCGCCGAGCACCGCGTCCACACTCCGGTGCTCGGCTTCTGCTATTCGGGCGAGTCGCTCTCGGTGCTCGGGAGTGAGCCGGGGGGTGAACAGAGCACCTCGCGTATGAGCTCCGCCCACTCGGGCGCTCGGCGCTTCTGGCTCGCCACGAACCGAAGCACGCGCCAGCCCTGGGCCGCCGCCGCCGTGAACTTCTCGCAATCGCTCGCGTGCCCCTTGTACGTCCGGTGGTACTGGCCCTCCACCTCCATCGCCAGCTTCTGGCTCGGGAACGCAAAATCGAACGCCCACCGGCGACTCGGGTCGAAGAGGTACTCTCTCACCAGATCCCACCCAGGCAGGGGGCTCCGGGCTAGCGCGTCGGCGAGGCATTCTTCAGCCTCGCTCCTCACTCTTTTTTTGGCAACACCACCGTCGGCGCTCGGCTCCGCTCGTGCCCTGCGGCGTGGGCGATGTCGTTGATCCGCTTCACGTCCTGGTAGCGCAGCCCCTTCGGGTCGCGTTGCTTTCTGTCGCGTAGCCATGCGTTCACCTTCATCGCGACCGTGAGCGCGCCGTCAATCACTTTGAACGCAATCGCGACCGGCACGGGCAGCTTCACGCCGGCCTCACGCGCTGGAAATGGGGATGATCAATCAGCGGCTCGGGCTGCACCATCACCCCGTTCGCCATGCGGGGAGGGTGCGAGAAGCGGTAGCGCGTGGCGTAGGCGCTGACCGCCTGCTCGAGCTTGCCCGGATCGAGGGAGGCGAGCATCCGATCCCAGACGGCGCCCCACACGATGGGGATGCTGAGCGCGACGGATGCCTCGTGCATGGCGCGCGCGACCCGGATGGCGGGCGCCAGCTGCCACATCAGCCGCCCGTCAATGTACGACGGGCAGTCGACCGCGTCGCCCGTCAGGTGGTAGCTGTCGAGGGTGCGGCTCGCGCCCGCCGCGAAGAGCTTCTTCTGTCGCTCCGCCGTGCGCAGCCCCTCGAACACGCCGAAGTCCTGGGTGGTGCGTGCGATGGCCCGGCGCACGCAGGCGACGAGGTCGGGGTGAATGCCAGTGAGGTTGGCCTCGCTCTGCTGCCCGAGCACGTACGCCGTCATGGCCCACCCAAGTGCAAGAGCTGCCCGATGAGGCGCGCGTACTGCGGGAACGCCTCGGTCAGGATGCCGCCGAGTAGCGTAAACATCGACGCCTTGCCGAGCACCGAGCCCGTCGCCTTGACCTTGTCTGTCAGGCTGAGCTCGACCTTGTCGAGCCGTGGCCCGTGGTCGGCGACCACCGTGGCTCGAAGAAGCGAGAGCTCTTCGTGAAAGATGTTGAAGCGCTGGTTGATGACCTGCCCCAGGTGGTCGGTCTGCAGCACCATCTTCCGCTGCACCGCCAGGGTCTCGCTCGTCAGCTGGCGCACCTCCGATATCTGCGCCGACAGCTCGACGTAGCTCGCCTCTCTGCCCTTGAGCAGCTGAAAGGGCTCGTGCGTTCGGGGCAGACGGGGCGACTTCGGGATCATCTGCGGCACCCGCTCGGTGTCGGGGGCAGGCGGGATGTAAATCTCGTCAGGGTCGAACGAGACGTCGCGGGTGACCACGCGGGGCGGGGGCTTGCGCTCCTCGGTCACGGCGGCCCCCCGTCGGCCTCCACCAGGTGGCAGGCCCTCACGCGCGTGACGATGTCGGCGGCGTCGTAGGGCGTCACCATCGCCGGATCCTTCGGCAGGATCTTCAGCGCGTCGAGCTGGCAGAGCATGAGCGCCGTCACCTGGGTGCCGCCCCCGCACGCGGCGGGCACACCGATAGCGACGATCCCGATGAGCGCGCCGAGAGCGATCTGCATGAGGGGCGAAATGCCCCGCGTCTGTGGACCCATGGTGAGGCCTCCAGCCCCCAGATTACCTCACGCCCGAGCAGCGGTCAAAGTTGCAACGGGGCCGGGACGGCGCCATGGTAGTGACGACGGCGTTAGCGCAGCCGCCCGGGGTGAGCCGGGACCGAGGTGGACGATCGGATAATCGTTCTCAGGCCGGGGCATGACTTTCGACCCCGCGCGCGTGCCCCCGGCGCCGGCCGACACGGGGGCGAAACCCTATGTGGGCTCATGTGTGTTTCACGGCGCGTTGCACGTGGAACCTCAAGGGGCGCCGAGCGCGTGCCGTTCATCACCCCTGGAGTCATCGCGAGAAATGTTCAGCGCCGCTCGGCTTGGTGTATATGGCTTGTCGCTCGTCCTGGTGAGCTGCGGTCCGTCCCCCCCGGCCGATAACCGCCAGGGCGAGCGATCTTATCCCGACCCCATCCCCGACGGGGGAGCGGGCACCTGGTGCTGTTTCGAGGACGCGGCGATGACAGCGGTCACGTGCTGGCTACCCGAAGCCCGTCAGGGTGCGTTCTGTTGGGATGACTCGCTGCCGCTGCACCCGGGTGACGATGACTGTGCGAGCGCGTCCACGAGGCGAATGGTTGCGTGCGCGACCCTGAGCCGGGGGTCAGCGACGAGCTCAACGCCGGACTCCGAGAGCCGCTGACAAAGCGAACGGTCGTCGGCGTGGTAAATGCCGTCTCGAACGAACGGGAGACAGTACGGGCGCCACGACACGAGCGCCTCCTCGATGAGCGGCAGCGCCCGGTCGAGCCGCGTGATGGCGTGACGGTGGATGGCGACCAGGCCGAGCCCGCCGTACACGATAGGGAAGGGCTCACCCCGAGCGATGGCCCCGAGAGCCGTCTCCTGCTCACGGGGCTCGATCGACAGCCGCCCGTCGCGCAGCGTATAGATCCCGAACACGGCGCGTGTCGGCGTCGCCTGCTCGGCGATGGCGACGAGCACGCCCGGGCGCGGGATGGTGTCGGCGTCGACCAGGATCAACGTCTCGGCCCCCTGCCGGAGCGCGGTCGAGATGAGGATAGACCTCGCCCGAACGAGGTCGCTGTTCTCGTAGAGCGGCATCCACGGCAGCCCCGACAAGCGGACCGCCTCGTGTAGCGCCGGGTGCGCGTGACTGTAGGCAGGGGTGATGATCAGCGTTTTCAGATGCCGCCGCCCACCGGGATCCAGCGCGCCGAGCCGCTATCGAACCAGGCGATCTGCATCTGCCCGGGCCCAACGGCGAGGGCCGTTCCGCTCGCGCCGCAGAAGCGGTTACTCGCCGAAGAGCTCGCGCTCTCCTTTTCGATGTTCAATGTCCCCGAGCTCATGTTGACGATGAGGACGAAATGCCCACTGTCGGCCGCTACCATGCCCGTCAGGGAGGTGCAAGCCGTGAGGCGGATGACGTTGGCGCTCCCGATCACCATGTTGTTGATCGGCGTTGACCCGCTCGAGACGATGTTGAGAAACTGAAAGCGGTTATTGAATTTGTGGACCCCGTTCCAAGTGAACGCCTGGGCCATGATGATGTCAGCCACCTGCGCCGGGGTGAGCGCCTGGGGCACGCCCACGCCCGCGGCAAGCGCGCGCCCGATGATCCGCTCGTCGGCGAGATCGCCAATCTTCGCCAGCAGCACTGCGCCATCCGCTAGCCCCGCCGTCGCGACCTGACCGAACCCCAGCGTGGTCCCGCTCCGGCGTAGCACGAGCCCATCACTCGCCGCCGCGATGTCAGCCGGATCTCCCGTGCTGTTGGCGCTCCGGCCAATGACGGAGAGCGCCGCGCTCTGCCTCAGCTTCGCGTCCGTGACGGCGTTAGCAGCGATGCCTGCAGTGGCAATGGTGCCAAAGCCAATCGTCGAGCCGCTCTCGCGGAGCACGCTGCCGCTCGCGGCGACCGCGGCGACATCGGCCGGATCGCCTGCGCTGTTGGCGCTGCGCCCAATGACAGATAGGGCCGCGCTGTTTCGCAGCTTCGTGTCATCGACGGCGTCAGCGGCGATCTTCGCGGTTGTGACAGCGAGGTTCGCGATGCCTGCCGTAGCGATCGTTCCAAAGCCAATCGTCGAGCCGCTCTCGCGGAGCACGCTGTCACTCGCGGCGACCGCGTTGATGTCGGCAGGGCCGCCCGCGCTGTTTAGCGCGCGCCCGATGATGCTGAGCGCCGAGCTGTCGCGGAACTTCGAGTCAACGACAGCCTTGTTGGCGATGCCGAGCGCGC